CCCCAGTTCCACGACGCCTCAAGCACTTCGCAAGTGACATCGCGCCACCATTCGTTCATGAGGAGCTCGGCCCCGATCACGAGCCCGTCTGGCCGTGCCGGCGGAGCATCGGGCACCGGCACGACGGTGATCGTGCGCGCGGTCGCGGAGTCGCCATTGCCGACAGTGAGCGTCACCGTGTAGACGCCCGGGACCGTGTAAGTCTTGGTCGGGTTCTGCAGGGTGCTCGTTGTGCCGTCGCCGAAGTTCCACGCCCACGAAGTAGCCGTGAAGTCGGACGTGTCCGTGAACGTCACCTGCAGCGTATTGGCCGCTTGGGCGACCGAGAACGTCGGCCGGTAGTCGGGCCGGATGGCAATCGTGGAAGCAAACCAGAACTTGGACGAGCTGATCGTGTAAGCGCCCGGGTCGTCCGTCTGTGCCGTCAGCGTCCTTCCGCTGATGGCGAACGTGACACCGGAAGCGCCGCCGCTGTTGGCGGTGTCCTGGTAGATCGTGTAGTTGGCCGGGTAGGCGCTTGTCGTGACCGACTCGTCGATATGGGCGACCGACAACCAAAGGTTCTCGCGGCTGCTCCACGTCGTCGTGAGCGATGGGCTGTTCGGGTTGGCGCTTGTGCCGTTCGTGTTGACGTGCTCCACCGCGCTGGTCACGTTTGCGTTCGTGACGCGGAGCGCGCGAGCCTGCATCTCCTCGGAAGCGGAGCTCGTGAGCGTCAGGCTCGTGCCCTCGGTACCGTCCGCGTAACGGTAGTAAAGCTGCCGCCGGATCGTGGCCGCGCCGATGTTGTAGTGCGCCGTCCAGCCGGTCGGCCAGGTGATCGTGGGCGTGCCGTCAAACGTCGTGAAGACGAGCAACAGGTCGCCCGGCTGCGCGACGGGCAGCGTGACGGTATGCGTCGTGGCGTCGGTCGTCGTCTGGCTGTTGACCGCCGCGGCGATAACCGGATAAGCCATTAGCGCGCGATGCTCAGGCTGCGGAACTGGTCAAGCCGGATAGAGCCATTGGCGCCCGCGTAGCGCCGGAGCGCCTTGAGCACCGCCCCTTCCACGACGGCCGGGTCGCCCGTCACGTACATGTTCAGCGTCACGCCGCTGCCGGCGCCGTACTCGTCCAGGGGAACGACGGCTTCCGGTCCGGCTTCGCCGATGAGCGCAACAGTCGGGCTCGTGACGATGCCGCCCTTGGCAAGCTGGATGTCCGGGATGAGGTCGCCCGTCTGCGCCCAGAGCTGGAAGGACCCGCGCGGCACGATCTCCACCCGCCCGAACGGTCCGTCGATGCCGTAGCCGTCCCACGAGATCGAGAACTCGGGAATAACGAAGTCGATGCTGTTCCAGGCATCCACGAGCACCTGCACCGCGGCGCCCACGACTTTGCCAACCTCGTCCGCAAGCGTGCGGGCGCCGTCCACGATCCCATCCACGAGCGCGCCGCCGATGCCGGCGGCCGCGTCCAGCATCTTTGGAATGACGTTGGACGCGAACGTGACGATGTTCTCAAACGCCTTGCCGATGTTCTCCACGACGGTGCCGACCGTCTCTTCAATCGCCTTGACGGCGCCGGTCACGTCGCCGTTCAGCAACGCGGTAAAGGCGCTGAGCACGCCCTGGACGATGGAGAACGCCGTCTCAAACGCCAACCGCAGGTTATCGATCAGCGGCGCGGCTTCCGTGAGTAGGTTCTGAATGACCGGCAACAGGGCGTCGATAAAGCCCTTCACCTTGTCCATGTATTCGCCGAACCGGACGGCGAGCTCATTGAGCGTCGGCTGCCACTCGGCCCACAGGTCCTTGAGCAGTGGCAGCGCGTCGTCCAGCGTCTTGTTGATGCTGCCGCCGATCTCTTCGAACACGTCGCCGATGCCTGACTGCAGGACGGCGATGGTCCCGGCGGTCGTTTCCGCGTAGCCGGCCGCGGCGCCCGCGTAGTCGCCCTCGGCATCCTTCAGGCGCTTGCTGGATGTCTTGCCCTCGATGCCGAGCTCGTACATCGCCTTGGTGGAGCCCTTGGCGGCGCCGCGAACCTTCTTGATCGCGTCCTCAAGCGGAATGCCGCGCTCGCGCGCGACGTCCATCGCAACGGCCATCCACCGCTGCGCCTCTTCCACGTCGCCCGTTTCCTTGGCGAGCGCCTGGAGCCCGCGCACGATCACGTCGTCATCCGCGAACCCGAAGGACGAGCCAAGCGCCGTGATGTCCTGGGCAATCGTGGCGGCTTCCTCGGCCGACACGCCGAGCCCCTTGAGCGATTGCGTGAGGCCGAAAAGCGCCTCATCGTACTTTCGGGCGTCCTCAATCCCGCCCATGATCGCATCGCCGAGCATCTCCACGCCCGTGATGGCGGCGTTCAGAAAGACGGGCCCCACGAAGCTCTTCATGGCGCTGAAACTGCGGCCGACGCGTCCGGCTTCCTTCTGGACGCCGGACATCTTCTTGCTCACGTCGCTGACGTCCGCGATGAGCTTGAGCTGGAGAATGCGGTCAACGCTCATTGGGTCGGGGTCACCTGGAGTGCGCGGTCAAGCGCGGCCGAGTAGGTCGTCCGGATGTAGCGGCCATTGTCGCGAATGGTCGGCCACAGGAAGTACCCGCGGCGACCGCGGTGCTCCGGGAACTGGCGCGTAGACGGCCGCTTCCCGCCGCCGAACTCCGCGCCATAGATCAGGTCGCCGACCGTCTGCCGGCGGCCGGTCCTCGGGCGCCCATCGCCGTGAGGCGGAAGCTTGCGCGAGTTGCCGAGCTTGACGGTCGGGATGCGGGACGCGGGCGTCGTGAGCGCGCCGGCCACGAGCCGGGCCGCCGGATGCAAGCCGCGAGCGCGGCCGGATGCCTCATCGGCCACCCGGTCCGCGATCTCGTCTGACGCCGCCTTGAGCTGATCGCTCGCTTCGTCCGGCAGGTTGCGCAGGTACTTGTTCAGGCCGGGCATTCCGATGAACTTTTGCTTCATCGCTTCCCCTTCCTGCGTGCCGCTAGCCGGCGCTCGCGTGCTTCGTCCCGTAGGACCTCGTCCATCGCCGCCACGTCGCGCCAGGTGAGCGCGCGGACCTCGTGCGGCGTCATCCGGTAGGCCCGGGCAAGCCGAGCGACTTGCTCGGCCCGCCGGGCCGCTACGGGTCCGGGTCCGTCTCTCCGGTCAGGTTGACGGCGTCCATGAGCTCCCGGAGCGTCATATGGTCCGTCGTCTGCCCGGTCGCCTTCTCGTAGATCAGGCGATAGAGCTTCGTGGCGCTCGGGACCGTTGCCCAGTTGGACACTGAGACCCCGAGCTCCACTTCAATGGCTTCGACATCCGCGACCTTCAGGTCAAGGATGCTGACGACGCGCTCCCTCGTCGTCATGGTCAGGCCACGACCGGCAGGGCCTGCAGGATCAGCGGCACGTCAACCTCGACGCGCTGCCCGATCTCGAACCGGCCGAGGGGAATGGGGGAGGGGATGATCACGTCAACCGTGATCGTCGTCCCGGAAATGGGCGTGAGCACCATCTCAAGGACGGTGTCCGTCAGCGCGTCCAGCGCGGTGTACATCGTCTCGGACCAAAGGCACGACAGGGTGCCGGACCGCGTCGTGCGGCCGGCTTCCATCGCGCCCGGGTCACAGAACGTGCCAACGTCGATCATCTCGGTCTCGGTCGTGAGCTCCACCGCCACGACGTAGCAGCTGATATCGACGGCCGGGTTCGCTCCGTCCTGGAGCGTCACGGTCGGGGACTTGACGATCACGGGTTGCCCTCCACGTAGCCGACCACGTAGAGCGTGGCCGCGAGATACTCAATGCCGCCGACTTCCTGAACGGGGCCGACGCTATCGACAGACTCCCAGGTTGCCTCGGGCACCGACTCCACGGCGTCCCGGACCGTGTCACACACGGTGTCTAGAACTTCCATGCCGGCGGCCCCGGCCGCCCGCGGGACGAGGATCGTGAGCTGGAGCTTCACTTCCTCGTGGCAATAGTCCGTGCGCACTCGGTACGGCGAGCGCGGACCGATCACGACGGACGGGCCCGCGACGATGTCCGGCGGGGCCGGGTAGATCCCGTATCCCGTCAGGCTCGCCGCAAGCGCCGCCGCGATGTCGGCCCGGAGCTGCGCCGCGGAGCTCACGCGATGCCCCAGGCCTCACGCTGCCCAAGGAGGATCAGCGCGACTTCCGGCATCGTCGTCTTCACGTACGTCGCCACGTCGCCGAGCCCGCCCGCCACTCCCCAGGGCACGTCCGGCGACTTGTAGAACCTGACGGCCGCGGCGATGGTGGCGAGGTGGACGGACGGACGGCTATCCACCACGTCAAGCGTGATGGGAGCCGTCCAGTCCACGACGTGATCCGTGACCGTCTTCCCGAGGTGATAGTCAACCCAACGCGACGCAAGGATCAGGGCGACCGTGAGTCGGTCGTCCTGTCCCGTGACGCCGCCGAGGACCGTGGCTAGGTCCTGGACGGTTGCGTAAACCTCAGGGTTCGTGGGCATGGATTAGGCGCCCTGATAGATCCACTGGAGCCCGTCGGCGATGTAGACCGCCGGAGCCCCAAGGCTCCAAACGGCCACGTTCTGACCGAGCTTGGCGACATCCTCAGCCGTGATCGTAAACGGGCCATCCTCATGCCACTTGGCAGCCAGCCGATTGCTCACAAGGAACCCGTCCGGAGTGGCGCCGTAATCCAGTTCGCGGCAGTGGATGATCGGAAGCCCATTGACCGAGACAGCGAGCGTGCTCGCCGTCGCGTTGCCGGCCGCCATGCTCATATTCCCGGCGTAAGCCGGAACGATGCGCGACTTGGCGGCAAGCTTCGTGAACCATGCGCTGCTTGCCAGAACAAACTCGGCGGGCGCGCCGGTGGCGGACTCGACCGCCACCGAAGCCCCGAACAGGTCCTCGAGAAGCACCGAGCCATCCGTGTCGGCGTCGATGTCATACGTGCCGTCGTAGGTCGCGCCGTCGTTATAAAGCGGGCTGATGAACGCACGCTCGGTCACGGTCGCCCACGCCTTGGCCATGTAGCGCGACCAAACGTCCAGGAAAGCCGGGTCGCTGCGGCGGATCAGCTGATAGCTGATGTCCGCGCCGCCGGCATAGGTGCCGATGGTGGCGGACCCATAGTTGAACTGAACCACACCGGAAGCAATCTCGGTCTTCTGGGCTTCCTGCAGGGCGACGAGCGTACCGTCGGGGTCCGCGGTGTCCAGCTTCGGCCAGCGCACTTCCATACCGTTGGCGGGAAGCGCTGCGGTTCCAAATGCCGTGATAGCCGGACGGCCAAAGTTGATGATGCCCTGGACGACTCGGAGCCATCCCGGCTGCACAAGCCCGGGATTGTCGTCCGTAATCAGGTCGTCCAGCGCCCGGCCAAGCTCGCGCGCCAGGTCGCGATCATCGGCCGCGGCCTTGATGAACTCGCCTGCGGAGCGGAACCGGTAGATGCCCTGCGGCTCCACGGCCGCCGGCGCCGCCGCCTGGATGGCAAGCGCTTCCATGCGCTGCTCAACGCGATCCAGCCGGTCCGTAACCGGCGTCAGGTCCAGAGACTCGGTCATGCCCTCATCACCCTCGCTATCGTCCGGCTCGGCCCGGACGGCCACAACTTCCGCACCCGGATACGCGCCGCGCTCCAGGATCGCCACGCGGCGCAGGTCAACGCCGTGTCGCTCCGTCACCCCGTCGGCCGCGCGCTTGCTCGTGCGCGGGACAAAGACGACCGACACGTCCTGATAGACGCCCTCCCGGGTGAGCGTAAGGAGCTCATCACCGGTCGGCGTCGGCGCGATGCGCGCCGTGAGATAGGCGGCGTCGTCGCGCTCCTCAAGCGCAAGCCCGCGGCCCACGAGCGGACCGCCGTGGCGGCCGGCCTCAATGGTCACCCGGGACGGGTCCACTCCGCGGAACGCGCCGCGGCGGAAGCGCTCCGGCCCGTCGCCCGTCATCGCGACCGTGTCCCAGGGCACGATGCGCAGCTCCACGGTCCGGCCCTCGTTCTCGCCGTCCCGCGTAGAGATCGCGCCCGACTCGGCGCGCGTAAGCTC